AAATTCTACAGACGGCACTTTTTCTGGTCAACAAGTAAGCGATGCGCCATCTGGTTTTATTAACTCACTTAAATGGACAACAACTGCGGCAGACACAAGTCTTTCTGCGGGTCAATACACATCTGTTCGACAATTTATTGAGGGATTAAATCTTACAGATTTGGCATGGGGAACTGCTTCAGCCGCCACAGTCACATTATCTTTTTGGGTAAAAAGCAGTTTAACTGGTACTTTTTCGGGTGCATTGGCAAATAGCGCTTACAACAGAAGTTACCCATTTAACTACACCATTTCTTCTGCAAATACTTGGGAACAAAAAACAATAACTATTGCTGGTGATACATCTGGCACTTGGCTAACAACCAATGGCATTGGAATCCGACTTTATATGTCTTTAGGGGCTGGTTCTAACTTTACTGGTACGGCAAGTGCTTGGAATGCGGCTGGTTACACGGCTTCAACTACAGGTGCTACTTCAGTTATTGGAACATTAAACGCTACATGGCAAATCACAGGTGTCCAGTTGGAAAAAGGCGCAACAGCAACATCGTTTGACTTCCGTGACTATGGGCGTGAATTGATTATGTGCCAGCGGTATGCACAGGTCTACACTTATACAACAAGCAGTATTATTCTCTTTGGCGGTTCTCGTGGAACAACTAGATCTGATGGCGTATTTAATTTTCCAGTTATGCGAGCTTCCCCGACTATCACTTTGCCCGCAGTTGGAAACAGTACAGGACAAGCTACATTTCTGACTGGAAGTTTTAGTTATCCGGGAATGACGGGAACTTTATCGACTTTTTCGATAAATACATCAAACGCAGCTGTTTACCAAAGCGGTGATACTGGTTTTACCGCTGGACAAGTAAGTGCTTTTTATTCGAGTGGCGGTTGCACTATAACTTTTTCTGCGGAGCTGTAAATGTATAAACTTCACACTGATGCTTTATCCGGGTCGCAAATAGTGCAACGGCTTGCGGACAACGCTTATATTCCATTTGATCCCGCCAACACCGACTACCAAGCCTATCTGAAATGGCTGGAAGAGGGCAACACGCCTGAACCAGCAGACGAACATGAGTGACAGCACAGAGACACGGCTGGCGGTGCATGAAGCCGTTTGCACAGAGAGGATGAAATTTATTTCTGACTCTTTGGCAAAAGGCTCAGAGCGCATGACCAAGATTGAGTATTTGCTTTATGCCGTGATCGTGGCCGTCTTGCTTGGCCCTGGGGCTGCCGCCTCGCTGTTCGCCAAGATCTTCAATTTGTAAGATGTGGATCCGATCTCAATCCTTATGTTGGCCAGTAGCGCATTTAGCGCTATCAAGCAGGGCATTGCCACATATAAGGACGTTAAGAATACTGCTGGTGACGTTAAGAAGATCGTCAATGAGATCGCTGGCATGTTTGGGCCAAACCCAACCAAAGAGCAAAAGAAGCAGATCGTTGCAGAGCAAAAGCGAGTGCAAGAAGTCGCTGCCTATGACCCCAACCAGGTCATGGGAGACATTGCAAAGCGCTTGGGTGAATTCATGCGCCACCAGCAGCAGATCCAGGACTTTTACCTTGAAGAAGAGCGCAAGTCAAAAGAGGAGGTTTACGAGGGAGCAGACTCGCTGGCAGAGCGTGCCTTGCAGCGTACCCTTGTGCTCACCCAGTTGAGGCAGATGGAGACCGATCTGCGCGAGCAGATGATCTACCAATCGCCGCCAGAACTGGGCGACTTGTGGACACGGTTCAATGAGATGCGCGAGCAGATCGCGGTCGAGCAAGAGCAGGCCAGGGAGGTTCGGGATCAGCGCGAGGCACAGGCAAGATGGCAACGAAGAAAGGTAATCAGCGACCTGCAGGACAAAGCTATCTACCTGGCCGCCGCCTTGTTGGTGATCGTGTACCTGAGCGTGTTCTGGGGTCTGTTGGTAATGGATCGAAAGACAAGATGGGGTTTTTGATTGCACTCATTGCGATGGTCTTGGTGTTTTGTTTGATGCTGCCGGTGATCGGCATCATGTACTTTGACACCTTGTCCACGCAGAAGGAAAGTAAAGCCCAGATTGAGCGAATGGAAAGACTGCGCAAGCAGCTTGAGGAAGAGCGCAAACAACTGGAGAAACGTGGTGAGCAAAGATAAATTTTTGTGGGGCGCAATGATTGGAGTGCATAAGCTCATCATGGTGGCTGGCATTATCTTTTTGCTGTCCGCTTGTGAAGACCGATACCGTTATGTGTGCCAAAACCCAGACAAGTTTGACTTGCCTGAGTGCCAGAAACCCAGATGCTTGTTCACGCAGACATGCCCTGAGTATTTGGTTGCCCCAGTCTTAACAAATAAGGTTGAAGAAAAGAAGGTCGAAGATGCTAAAAAGTAAATTCACACCAGAAGAAATTGAAGTCCGCATTTGGGGCTTTGTTGTGGTAATGATCACGATCATCCTGTTTGGCATTGTGATTGCCCTGCTGTACAGCGTGACGTTTGTGACCCAGCCCATCAAGTCGATGGCACCCATCGACCAGGCTTACACCAAGATGCTCAACGACATCGTGCTGCTCATTGTTGGCGGCATAGGCGGCATTGTGGGCAAGCGTGCTGTGGGTGCCGTCACCGCTGCAATAAACCCTGCACCGGCACCTGCCCCTGCCCCGGCTGCACCGGCACCCACAACCCCGCCAGTGCCTGCTGCTCCTGTACAAAATACATTTGGGGCGTTGCCTGTCTGGACAAACCCACCGCTTGATGAGAGTTGGTCGCCACCGCCGCCACCGACCACGCCACCCAGCTTGGAGGATGACGCAGAGCGCGAGCTCCAGGCTGAAGCCAGGGCATCAGTCAAATGATTGGGCTACCTAACCCCTACCTGATCCTGGGCGCAGTTGTTGTCTGCACCTCGGCCTATTTTTATGGCCACCACAAAGGCTGGAGTGACCGCGACCAAGAGATGCAAATAGAAATTGCAAAGAAGAACGCAGAGGCCAGAGAGACTGAGCAAAAACTTTCTGCACAGATTACTGAAACATCAACCAAACTCATGGAGGTCAACAATGTTGTCAATCAAAAACAGTCTGCTCTTGATCGCGCTATCAGTGCTGGTAGGGTGCGCCTCCCGGCCACAGGTTGTGTATCAGCCACCCCAAGTGCCACCGCTCCCGCCAGAGATTGGGCTGAAGCGCGAGCCCAACCTGACAGACCGGCTGACACGCCTTCTGACGAGGAGCGAGAAGTCCTCCGACTCATCGCCCAAATCACAGCCGACGGTGACCGGGCCATCAACCAGCTCAACGCCTGCATCGACAGCTACAACCAAGTGATGGGGGCAATCAATGCTAAACGCTGAACAACTGACCAAGCTCCACATTGATGTGAAGTGGGTTGACCCACTGAACGAAACCTTTGAGCGCTTTGGCATCACCACCAAAAATCAGCAAGCCTGCTTCATTGGCCAGTGCTCGCATGAGTCAGGCAACTTCAGAATGCTTGAGGAAAACTTGAACTACAAGGCAGCGACATTGATGCGCGTCTGGCCAAAGCGATTCCCCACAATGGAAGTGGCCAACCAGTACTCAGGCCAGCCGCGCCTTATTGCCAACAAAGTCTACTGTGGTCGCATGGGAAACCGGGACGAGGCCAGCAATGATGGGTGGATGATGCGTGGGCGAGGTCTGGTTCAATTGACCGGCTCGGACAATTACCATCACGCAAGCAAAGCATTGGGTGTTGACCTAATTACCCAGCCCGACCTAGTGGCCACGCCTAAGTACGCAGCCCTGACCGCCGGGTGGTTTTGGTCAACACACAAGTGCAATGCCCCCGCTGACGCTCTTGATCACCAGCGGTTAACCAAGATCATTAACGGGGGCAGCATAGGTTTGTCAGATCGCATCAAGCACACCAACGAGGCGCTTGCAGTTCTCTGATCACTGCGCAGCGCCCAGCGCATTGAGTCGGCGCTGATATGAGCTTGTGTGGCGCAGTCGCTTGATTGTGTCCACCCGCTGGATGGTCTCCTCATTGATCTGCTTGAGCTCCTTGAGCGCTGTCATGCGCTCCCTGGGCGGTCGCTTGCCAGCCTTGGCAACCTGGTCGGCCAACTCTTCGTAGGCATCTTGCCACTCATCCAAAGTCTGGTGTATTGAGCGGGGCTTGTCTGTGCCTGGCACCTTCAACACAAACCCGATGGGGATCTCATCGCCCACGTCGTCATCTTCACCAGGCACGCGCTCGACCAACGGCTGCAGCTTGACATGCTCAACCTCGGCGGGCTCTTGCTCCGCGTGCGGGATCACGGCCAGCACCTCGACCGGAACAGGATCAGGCTCGACCGTGTCAGCGAACGCGGCCTCAATGGCTGCCGGGTTGGTTATCTCATTCTCGATGGCCACCGGCGCAGGCTTGGCAACCATGTCCAGAGGGTTGGCTGGCTTGGCCACTGGCCTGGGCTTGGCCTCATCAAGGTAGTCCTGTGCCTCCTCGGCGGTGATCAGCCCCTTAAGTACATCAGGAAAAGCATCGCGCAACGCAAATCCACGGGCACGCATCTGCATCATGCGCTTTGGGTATGCCGACCATGGGCCACCCTTGCCCCACAGTCCAGCTCGCTTTGCATCCTCGACGCTGAATTTGGCGGTCACCGGCTTGCGCCCTTTGCGCTTGGCCACGCACACGGCCACAGGGTTGGGCGTGCCCTCGCCCTCAAAGTACTCCTCAACGTCCTCGCAGACGCTGCTGGCCTGCACCAAGGCCATCATGGCATCGCCATAGACGCTGGGCTTGCCATTGATCACAGCAATATTTTGAAGCGCTTGCATGGGTGCCAGGCCCATCTCATAGCCCCACTGGACGCACACCAAGATGTCCTGGGGCTTGCCCTGGTACGCCTTGGGCACCATGCTGGAGCTGGCCAGCATGTCGCTGAACTGGATCGCCTCGGTGAGGGTGGCTGGGGCAAAGCCCCGATTAGTGGTGGTCAACTGCATTTTGCTGCTCCTCTTCTTGTGTCAACTCAGCCTGGATGGTGGCCAGCACCAGCTCTGCAATTGCCTCGACTGCTGCCATGGCTTGCTCTTGGGACATGCCAGGCACAGCGGCCAGCATGGCGGTAACGGCGGCACCATAGGCCTCTTCAATGGGTCGCAAATTCATTTGATCTCCCTAATGCTCAGTGTTGATTGGCGAATGGAATACGCCTCCTTGGCAGGCAGCAAGCGCTCTGGCGCTGCCTTGAATGACCGCATGGGCCAACTGATCATGTACTGCCCTGCCCGGCCACGCTCTGCCTGGCCAAGCAACTCCTTGATCTGCTTTTCAGCCTGATCAATCCCGGCCTCGGCTGCCTTGATCGCGGCTTTGTTGTTGACAATGGCCTGCGCCAGGTCGCCAACATTGGA